GTAGCATGAATAAAATGCTGTAATCATATGATTTTTAAGTCATAAACAATCCCATTGCTGGGGTTTTCCCATTATTTTTTCTTGTAAAAAATAATATATATAACATCAAGTTAAAAATAGTTTTGCAGAATAATTTTCTAAGAAATAACCACATAAGGCTGTCCATAAACACATCGGTTTGCTGGCCATATCTAAATCGTGGGCCTCCCACAATCGTAAAGCGGAGTAATAGCAGTCGTGACCTTACCCATCACTACGACATCATTAAGCACCTCCCCTTCGATGCATTCCCCATCAGGCGTTACTATGCAGCCCCCCATTAACTTTCCTATCCCCTGCTCTCCGAATATCTCATAACACAGCGTGTCTCCATCCCGTGGCGTTAAAGCAGCATCGACGATATATGTAATGCCGTCATACTGCACAAGCGTCGTCGCGGCCGGATGGAGAATGAATATTTCGTTAAGGTCGAGCCGGGGCTCGATGTAGTCTTTCGCCGGTGAAGGGAATCCCATGTCAGCCCCCGCCGTTCGGATTGCTCAGGTGGAATGTGCGCCGCTCACCCTCTTCCGTAGAGACATCGCGGAACGAGGATTGATAGTGCTCTATCCAGCGGTTAGCTTCGGCGAGCGACCAGTCGTAGTTAACGAGCGCCAGCGCGGCCACGAAATCCGCTGTCGTCACTGTACGCCGCCCGTTTTCTGCAACTTTGATACTCATCCTGAAAGCCGCTGGGATGTCGTCTCTTCTGCCCATACTCACCTCAATACTGTTTGGATATACAGTATTATTTGATCGGGTAACGAAAATGATCAACCTGCCGAGACGGGAAAATTGTCAGGCCGATGATTTATGATGAGATTTATCACATCCTTGGTCATATAACCTGATCATCCGTCCAGGCTGATTAAATCACCATAATTTCTAACTCATTAGCCCAGGTTATCATATGGCAAAGCCCTGTGGCGGGAAGATAGGTTCGGGGGCGCTTGTGTTTGTAGCGTCCAAGGGGTGGTGGGCGATGGACGCACGATACTTTGACTTGAGAAGGATAATTTATGTCAGATGAAGAGGTTTTACTTAAAGCGATCTACCAAGGTTCTTTACCTATTGGTGACGCGACGCTTGACTGTGCTGTTCTTGAAGATGGTACTAGGGTTTTGTCAGCGACATCAATATTCAATGCCTTCGGCCGCTCCAGAAAAGGAATGAATGGAAGGTTAGAAATTGATGGGACCAAAATCCCCCCTTTTCTTGCCGCAAAGAACTTAGAATCCTTGATTACTCAAGATGTTATTGACCGGACCAAGTTAATAACTTACATCGACGGTACGAAAAAAAAACAAGGCTATGCAGCTACCCTTCTTCCTAGAATGTGCCAAATATATTTGGATGCAAGAAGGAAAGACTTATTACTTCAGAGTCAAGAGAAACTAGCAATTCAAGCTGAAATTCTTCTCTCAGCTTTCGCAATGGTAGGTATCGATGCCTTGGTAGATGAAGCTACTGGGTATCAACATGATCGTAAACATGACGCCTTGAGACTCCTTCTCTCAAAATACATTTCTGAAGGGCTACAAAAATGGATGCTTACATTTCCCGACTCTTTTTTTGCAGAGCTAGATCGTCTATATTCTAATGAATCCACCTCATCAAGGAAACGACCTCAGTACTACGGAAAGTTCATAAATAAATACGTTTATGACCCAATTGAGCATGGTTACCTAAAGAAAGAATTGGATAATCTGAACATCAAGGAAGATGGAAAAAGAAGAGCCCGATTTCACCAATGGCTTAATGATAATGGAAGGAATATTCTCATCCATCAGATAGGCAGGGTGCAAGGTTTAATGGAAACTTGTCCGAATATTGATAAATTCAAAAAAGCATCGCAGAAACAGAAAGATATATCAATTGCACCTTACCTTTTTGATGAAATGAACAATATAATTGACTGAATAATTAAACCCGGCCCCCGCGCCGGGTTTAATTACCTATTCGCAGTGACCAGACACATGACCAACCATTGCCTTTGCCGAGTCAAAGCCGGGAAATCCAGAAATAGTTTTGGTCAAAAGTACAGTCCCATCTTGCTGGATAACCCATGTTTCCATCGCATGTTTACCAGGTTCAGATGAAAGCCCGACCACTACGTTCTCTGTTAGTGGACGGTATGACATACCACCAGCATCAGCACCGTCATAAAGTACTGTTGCAGCCTGTCCGGTCACCAATATTGTGAACTTCCCTTTAAATCCATCATCCTCCCTCTGATATTGATTGCGATCAGCGTATGACGAGCCGCGTACATCCTCAACAATCCAACATGCGGCTGATGAAGAGAAAGCCAGAAATAGTGAAAAAGCAGTGATGAATCTGAGCATATGAATCTCCTTATAATTAGTCTTTCAATACTATCAAAAGTGATGATTTTTAGCGCATGTATCATAGGAAGCTTGTCTGGTGGCAAATTCAACGAGTAAACGCTTGTTCTCCTGTGGCAAGCTCCCTCTCTTTCATTTTGATGTTCCAGGCAGAATCATCCGGCATCTGTAAACGGAGGTCTATCCAGCGGCCTGACGGAATGTCCATTGGCTCATTAGCGATGATCATCGCCGTGTTGATGTCGAAGCGGCGTGAAGACACTCGAATGATAAGTGCGTCACCATCCATTTCATTTTCAATAAAGCAAAGCCGGTTCCCGTTATTGTCTTGAGGCCCCTCTATCGTCCATCCTTCCACGGCGAGACCGAGAGAGCCGGTAATACGATAAACCCCCGTCGCTAATTTTTCTGCGCTCACACCTTCTGCTTCAGCATTTACCGATGCAAGGCCAGCGATGATATGCTGATTATCTACCGCAAAATCTGGCTGCATCTGGCTTACATCATTGGTAAGGCGGGCGATGGGTGATGCTCGCTTGATACAATTATTAGTATCAATAGTCGTGTTAACGGTTGACCACATTGTCGACCATGGCGTTGAGGTGTCAACTGCTGCAGTAGTAGTTGAAAATCTTGCCCAAACTGCACCTGATGTGTTCATGTACAACTGAGCGCGTCTGGCATTAGTATAAATCGACTGGAAGCCACAGCCATTTTGAGCCAAACCGATCGCCGCCTGAGCATTCGGTGCACCGCTGTATGAAAATGTTCCTGAGCGCTGATGCACTCCCACTTCATTATCACGATAAAGGCCTGAAGATTCTAAAGGTATCGTTAAGCCATTCAGTTTCGTGATATCACTATTTTCTCCTTTTTTTGCAAAAGCATCCAGCTCTGTTTTATCAGCTTTGTTCGAGTACTGCGAAGACATATAGCCCCAGCTCGGGCCGGTGAACGTGCTGCGGTCAGGGCGCTGCACAGTAACTGAGGCCGCGTCACTATAAATCTTCTGCCAGTTATCCATCTGCAGCGTCATGCCGCGCAGATTTGATGCCATGTCATTCAGCGTCTGCTGGGTGATTGCGTGCATCAAAGATGCTGGGACTGCATACCATGCCAAGCCGCTGGCGGTTGGCCCATTGTACGCCTGCGCAATTGTGAGCTGCGTGTTTGAAGCGATCGACGCAACAATCATTGTGTATGGCGCACCGCCGACAGTAACACCGATGAAGTCACCCGCTTTCAGCTCTGTAGTGAACGCGGATCCGGTGCCACCCACAGTGGCTGAATTATTCGTTAGTGCAATAGTGCCTGCTGGCATGGTTTTCTCCGGCAATAAAAAACCCGGCGCAGTGGCCGGGTTCAGTGATGTATGTGCGAATTATTTATCGCATGTCGTTCGGGTAAAATTATTCTTACTTATCCACTGCCAGTTAAATGGATAACCGGCTTTATATTGGGTCTGGCTTTGCTGCTTACGTACAGCATAGATTTGTACGGTGGTTTCTTTACCAGAAAGTAATGCAACACCTTCACAAACAGGCTCTTGCTTTTCAAGGATGCCGCTGCAACCGGACAACAAAAATAGACAAAGAAGGAGCGTTGATTTAAACATTATGAAACCTCTAAATAAGTTTCATACAGACTAATCAATTTTATTATTTATCATGATGGGAGTTTTCGATCGTTTCGATCGAATTAATACATACTTACGTTTATTGCTTTTATCGTGTTGCGATGATTTACAAATTGCACATTGCTTGCCCCACTACCTGAGTCACCTACAAACTCTGACTTTATTACTGTGTTGCTCCCTGATTTGCACGCGGATGTGTAAGCCACGGCCCTGACCGGATATACCTGCCCCCCCTGGTTTATTACCCCCGTAAAGTACCCCATAACATCTGGCGCAACTGCCCAGTCGCCAGCCAGAGTAGTGTTGACATTGTACCCGGAATTGCTCTCGACAGTCTGGTTTCCTACTACCTCCACTCCCCGCATAACTTTAGTTTCATTTGTCATTACGCAACGCCCAGCTGCGTCCCATATAGCGATACCAAATGTCGGCGGTGTTTGATACTGATACCCGAAAACATATACATCAATCGTGTACGTGCCAGGGCCTGAGCTAAATATTGCGTACTTCCCAGTAGTGGTATTCAGCGCATAATAGAAGCTGACTCTGGCGATGTTACTACGACAAAAAACCATCCTGAATACTGAATCGTTATCGTGGATATCGATAACACCATTTGATGCTGTTCGAGTGAAAGACTGCTTACTTATAAGGCACAACGGCATAGTATCGAGTATATAATAGGGGTTACCTTGCTGGTCTGTGAGATAAGCACCGTAGTCAGCCATTATATTTTCCTCAAGTAAAAAATCACACGCCCAGCAGAACGGGGCTCGGTTCCTGCCGAGTAATCTGCACCTGCAGCTGAAATTGATATGGTGCTGCCATTTACAGTAAAACGGCGACGGTTTGTAGTTCCTGCAGCCGAGGTGTTTTGGAAAAGATAATCTATTCTCATTCCGGAAGGAACGCTGTAAGACCAGGAGCCTGTGGTCTGCCCGTCTGTAAGGGTTGCAGTACCCAGCACCAGTATGCGCACTAGCCCTGTATTGTTATCAGTTCCATTACCGTCCCATGTTGCAATGCCCCAGTTTGCCATTAAAACACTCCCGTAATGCGCCCAATCTGGACGCGCAGGACACCGCGAGCATCAGCTACACTAATTGTCTGGTTCGTCTGCTTCATTTTTCCTTCACCTGGGTTATAACCGTAGTTCTCGAAAGTTCCCAGTTTAAAGTTGATTGAAAGTCCAGACTGACCAGCAACGTAGTTATCTGATTGCAGAACATCAGTGATATTGCCGCGCCCAATCCATGCCGTGCCAATGAACGCCTGGTTAATCAGTACCTGACCGTCTTTAATGATGAACGGGGAATAATAATTCCCTGCAGCCCCACTCATGACAACGAACTGATTGGCATTTACGGCAACACGCGTATCAACGCTCGTTCCGTTAACAGTTGCAGCAACAGAAAGGCCAGCATCGTAATTCGTACCGTTATACTTAATGCCAACTTTCAGTGAATAAATTGCGGAAGGGTTATCGACGTCAGCATAAGCTGTCATCTTCTGCTCAATTGCTGCCTGCTGATCATTGTAATTTGCAGTTACCACCGTTGCTAAATCGGCAACAGAAGACTGCGCATCGGTAGCAACTTTGGTGGCCTGAATTATGCCAGCGCGGTTTTCTCCAAACTGAGCCCACTGCTGATTAACAGTGTCGTACACTGCCAGGATATCTTTAAGAATGGCTTCAGGATCGGTCTGTAGCGGGTCCAGTAGCGCCTGTCCATCTGGTGACGTGAGGAAATCCTCAACAACGTCACCGATCAAGTCATTCGCGTTAACGTTTGTTGCGCCGCCCACAAATGCCGTCCAGCCTCCCACGTTGCCGATTTTGTCCACCAGCCGCGCCCGGTACCAGCGGCGAACTCCTGCAGGCATAGGCCCGTGCTGATAGCTGACGCCAGGGTAAGGAATAAAGCTCAGTAGCTGAGGGTTCTGTCCATCTGCAGTAGTTGCCACCTGAAGTTCTGTGTATGCGGTGTCGCCGGAGCCAGCGGGGAATGCCCATGTAACATCGATATTCCACACAACGTTATTAGTGGCGAACAGGCTTACAGGCGTGCCCGGTTTACCGACTTTTCCTGTTAGCGGCGTTGAGTCGGAAAACCCCCATGGAGAAGAAACCTCAACAGCATTGACAGCACGGACGCGAACATCATAAACGCCCGTGTAAATTCCGTTGATGCTGAAGCCCTGAGCGCTGGTCTGGCTGACGTTGACCCAGTCGCCTTTGTCTTTTCGCCACTGTGCCACGTAGCTGATAGCACCCTCAACACGATCCCATGTGACCTGCATCGAGGAGACAGAAAGGCCCTGCTCAACAAAGCTGACTTCACTGATCTTGATGTTGGACGGCGCTTTCAGAACGCTGATTGGCGTAACGGTGATCGGTGCCGGTTCAATGCGCACGCCATCGTCAATATAGCGGTACTTATTCGGATCATGCTGTACACCCGCGACAGTAAACGTTCCGTCATCATTAGATGAAATTGATGTAATGCGAAAATACTGGATAGCGAGATTATCGCTATCGATGGCCCATACAGCGCCTGCTGCCGGGGTCATACGAAAACTGGTTGCCACTGTCACCGTTTTTTTATCACTGCTGACGTTAGCAATGGTGCGTGTCTGCGCTGTCCCGTCTGGAAGGTTAACTACCAGCCGATCACCGGCTGCATAATCAATTACTCGGTCGAGCGTCACGCTCCGGCCATTTACTGCGCTGATGCGACCGCCGTTTTGCTTACCACTGCGGAACGGATCGGCCACGCCGATAATCTCAGCAGGTACGGGTATATAGCCATCCAGCCCGACACCAAATGATACTGTCCCATCTTTGGCATTTGACAGCAGAGCCCAGCGTCCGCGCCTGTGTGCTTCGCTCTGTGATATGCAGCCTATTGCCGTTAATGTTAATTCCCTGACGCCATACCGGGCTACAAGCTCGGAATCGTAAACGCTTTCAACGGTGTCGGAGTAGTGGTTGGCCGGGTCTGAGTAGCTTGTCTGGCATGACGAATATCGGTTTTTATAGCTGCCCCCGGCATACGTGAATAATCCATCGACCACGTTAGCCGCGTGGTACACAAAGTCCACGTCCACGTTGCCGTTGGAATCAACTTGTGGCACATCGGCGTTCACGAAAATCTGACTGTTACCCCAGAACGTGATGCCGCGAAAAATAGCCGCGATGTCCTTCAGGACGGTATAAGCATCTTGCTGGCTCTGGATGAAGACGTTACAGGTAAAGCGCGGCTCCGTGCCGCCAGCCCCGTTTGGCACCATTTGATCGCAGTACTTTGCGATCGAGTACAGCTCCCACCTGTCAATCATGGAAGCATCTACGCGCGTGCCCATGCCGCATATTTTGTCCAGCACCAGATCGTAAAAAACCCATGCCGGATTATTGGTGTAAGCGTATTTAAAATCACCCTGCCAGGTGCCACTGTATGTCCTGCTAGTCGGTTCGTAATTCGTCGGCACGCGTACCAGCTTGCCTTTTGGCTTGCAGGTGATCTTGGGTGCCTGACCATTAAACTGTGACGCATCAACTTCCACATAAAGCAGCGCGGTATTTGGGTAACGTAGTTTGCTGTCGATAACTTCAGCGAATGAAAATACTTTAAAGGCATTTACCAGGCGGGACGAAGTGGAGTCTGCAGTAATACGACGTACCCGGATTGCCCATCCAGCCGTCGCTTTCGGTAAGTCAATTCGATGGTCCCGCTGATACTCTGACGTGGTTTTCCCGTTAAATCGCCCATCAACCACCTGCACCCATGAACCGCCATCCGTCGACAGGTCGATAGCATACTGCGTGACTGCGCCCACCATGTCGCCATTGTCTTTGTACTGGTACTGGACAGGCAGGCTCAGTTTGATGCGCACGGCATCAAGGGACAGATTAGTGTACTGGCGAGTCCAGGGAACGGGCTGCGTTACCGTCACGCCTACAGCCAGCTCGTTATCGACCTCTGGCATACCCTGAATATAGGCCTGATCCTGAGTGCCCTTGCGGTAATCCCACACCACGCCAGTGAAGTTATAGGTTCCATCATCGTTAGCAAGTTGGGTATCGTTGAGGAAAATTTGTTGTGCAGTCAGATCGCCCTGAATTTCGCCCTCTGAGATGGCCAGCAAAAGTTTTAGCTTTGCTACGGAAAGCAGGTCATCGGCTTGTTCGGTTGGAGTACGTGGACTTCCACCGCCGCCCTTGCTTCCCTGATAAATCATTTCGCCGTCAAGAAGTCGCATATTTCACCCATAAAAAAAGCCACCCGTAGGTGGCTTGTCTGCCTGATTGTTATTACTGCTGGTCGCTGGTAAAGCTGCCTGCGCTGATAATCGCGCCACCGATTTCCCTCTGGCCATACAGGACAGGCACCGGATATCCCATCGCAACCGTGTTTACAGGGGACCCGAATGCATAGTTAGGTTTGTTATCTGTGCTGGACGATGCCCCAATGTTGTAATTGGGCTGCGGGGTAAGCATCTGAATAACACCGCCCAGCGCCATGCTGATGCCGAGGCCGGTAAGCGCCGTTGTCACTGTCGAAGCTGTCACGCCCAGCACAGTAAATGATGCTCCAGCAGTGAAGTAAGCTGCTACCAGAGCTACTGCACCGATCACTATCTGAAGCACGCCGCCACGCTTCGACCCTTCAATAATCGGCTCCATACAAAACTCAGTGGAAGCAGAAGACATATCGAACTCCTGGAGGCCGATATTCTCTTTACCGCTGAAGAAGGCGAAGCGCACCCCGTTGAGATGGGCGTTAGACACATATTTTTTGAAACCCGGCACCTGTGAGCACATGGCGCGGATCAGTTCGCGCAGGTCTGCAACGTGGTAGCGGTGCACAGCTCCGAAATTCTTCGCCATGACGCCTTTTAACCGCATCGTTTTAAGCATTCATCAGCTCCCTGCGGCGCACAATGCGCACGGTTCGGTTGCGCCAGTAATCACCATACGGCACACGCGTGGAAAGGCTTTCTGAGTTGTGGTGTAGCATGAGGTTATCACCGACATAAATCGCCGCATGATTCGTTACAGGTGACTGCACGCGCATCATAATCATATCCCCCTCCCGCATATCTTCAGGTTCTACCTGCACGAAGCCTTCAGCCTGCCAGTTGTCGTCGTAGCGGCTTTCTTTGCCGTCATGCCACCACTCGTAATCAACCGACCAGTTATTTAGCACGATGCCGTGTTCCTGACGGTAATAATCCATTATGAGTGTCCAGCAGTCGGCATATCCAAGAACCCACTGCCGGCCAATTAATTCACGCTCTCCGCGAGGGCTGATAGTGCAGAAGTCACCGTCTGGCCATGACATGATCCCCCATTCAATGCCTGAATAATCGCACTGCACCCGGTCAAACTCTGTCGGGATAAGCTGCGGCACATCCGGGTGTGAATGAATAACCATCAGAATATCGCCCTTCGCCTCCGCAGCACGCTTATCATCCGGTGACAGTGTGAAGTCCTGGGTCGGGTCGTCTGCGATGTTCCTGCAAGCTATGTATGTCTGGTTCCGGCCTGACTGGATAATTAGACCGCAAGCCTCTTTCGGGTATTCCGAGGCAACGTGTTCACGTATGGCGGCCAGTAATTTTTCTCGCATCGCTATTTCCCCTGTAAATTAGCGGCAGGGAAGCCCCCGAACGATAGTGGCTTATCTTCACCGAACCGCGCCTTGCAATCAGCCATGCGCCCACCGCACTCGTCTTTTGACGGGTCACTAGTTGGCGATCCGTCTTTGGTGAAATACCGGGTCCCGGCGTAGTCGCACCCCGTTCCGGTGCGGTACCAGCCGCGTATGCACCACGTGCATACTGGCGTAATCTGCCGGGATGGAAGCTGCAGGCTCTGAATGTCAAAGGGTGAGCACAGTTCGAACTCAACAACGGAACGCGTCTCTGCAGTTTTGGCATTGACCAGGAAAAGCTGGACGCGTTCATCCTGGGGGTTCGCGTTAGGGTTTCCCTGAATCCAGTTAGCCGCATCGAGATATTTAGCCATCGTGGTGTGGATTTTCACTCTGGCTTTCACCAGGTCGTCAAACTGCAGGCAAAGTGCTGAGACGAAATTCCCCACATTGCTGACTGAAAGCTTTGGCGTTGGCTGTGCGCCTGCGCTGCTCATCTCCATCCCGGAAAGTTGGTAGGGGTGGGGATCGTATTCGTTTCCCTGCCAGATTATCGACGGAAGGTTTTCCCCGGCGAAAGATTTCCACCCGTCCGTAGGGAGGTTGTAAGCATGAAACCTGAGGACAGTATCCATGCCAAAATCGGTGCCATCGACCTCAATCAGCTGCACAAGGCTCCCCGGCTCCAGTTGCTGTATATCCTGTAAAAAAGGCATATTTCACCCATTAAAAAAGGGCGCATGCAGCCCTGTTAATTTTCCTGACTTATCACGGCGCAAATGCCTGTTCAAAGGTAAACGCGATTTCAACAAAATTTCCGTTGATGAAGTTAGGCCGGATAGAGTCCGGTTTAACCCGGTAAAGCTTTCGCTCACCCCATGGATTAACCCACCAGCACGACACTGTGACGTGTGACTTCAGAAATGCTCTGACTGTGGCCATCTCTGCCTTACTGCCGCTGCAGGTTACTGGCCACGACTCTCGGGCATCGTTGATACCGGTTCCGGCGACTTGCTTGTAGCCGTCTCCGAACTGAGCCTCCATAGTAGAAACCGTCAGTTCTTCGGTGGCACCCGTTCTTACGCACCATCCAAATTCGTCAATTGCCATAGCCCACCCGACCGTTAATTTTCACCCTTGTCTCCTGCCATACAGCAGTCCACCGGGCGACATTTGCATGCGTGCCCAGTCATTGATGGTTTTTTTCATCATGCCTTCCAACTGCTTGGCGGCATCAGTGGTATTTGCCGTGCTTGTTTCACCAGCACCACCTCCCTCGATGGTGATCGGCACACTGACTGAAATGCTTGGCCCATTAGCCGGGTTGCGGTTTATTGCTGGAGTAGTATTACCACCGGAGCCCATTGAACCGACGAGGCCCCCTGTTGCATATCCGCGCATCATGTCATAAAGGTTTTCAACGCCAATCCGCTCGGTGGCTTCTTTGGTGAAAACGAATTCGCCCTTGTGGACAACGCCAGCAGGTTCAAATTTGCCACCCTGCCCGGTGAATCCTCCACCGTCGAAACCTCCCACATACGCCTGATAACCGGTGCTCATTCCCATTGCCCCGGTAGACCCTGCACCTGCTGCCGCCCCGCCTGCCGCAGCGCCCCCTGCAGCGCCGCCTACTGAACTGACTATGCCACTGATAAGATTTACAGCTGCCATCTGAAGACCGATTTTCACAATCATCGATAGCACTGAAGTCATCCAGTCCTTCCAGCTGGCTTTATTTCCTATCAGCATATCCGCGACATTATCCAGAGCGCTACCAAGGCCATTACTCACAGCGCTCGCTGCTGATGCTGAATAATTGGATGAATCATCAAGCCAGTTCGCCAGACCATCACTCATACCGCTCATCCAGTCCGACTGCATCGCATCGACGCTTTTGTAATAGTCTTCCTGAATGCTTATGCGCTCTTTCATCGCGCTATTTAGTGCATCTGTCTGTTTGTCATAAAGGGATTTATCACCAGTTTTGGCATATTCCTGCTGGAGCTGTCGCTGTTGCTCAATGAATCCCCTCTGGATTGAAAGCATTTCACGGGACCGGTCACGTGCCCTATCTCCCATACCAGCACTGCTGGTATCAATACCCAAATCCTCACGAGCATTCTGGTTTTGGGCGTTGAGGTTAGCAACCAGCTCTGCCACTTTGGCGTTTTCAAGGTTGGCTTTTTTAACTTCATTCAGGCTGTCCACCTCCTGCGCCAGTTGCTCAAGTCTTTTCTGTTGTGAGGAATTAATTCCACTTAGCTTCCCATCAGCCAGATCGAACTGAAGTTTTTGAAGCTCAGTCACTTCATTAACTTTTTTCCCCGTCGTATCTATGAGAGCTATCTGGCGGAGGTAACTGGTTTCTGAAGCTTTAAATGCGGATTCAAGTTTTTTAGCGTTAGCATCAGGTTTGACTGTGCTTTTACCATTGGTACCACCAGCAGGAAGCGCGAAGTTCATCAGGCTATCAACTGAACCACTATTAACCGTGTCAGCTATTTTTATCGGCTTTTGCTTGCTCAGTTTTTCACGCTGTTGATAAAGTGTGTCCAGCTCGGAATTGACAGCTTTTATACTGTCATCCTTGCCAGTTAACCATCCGATCATTGACTGACTGGAACCATACATTCCTGTTGAGCGGCCGCTCTGATTTTTCTCAAGCCAATTAATCCTTTCCTGTACCTGTTCAGGATTGGATGTATCAATATTACCGCCGAGAGCAGCCATCCTGCTGTTTGATTTTGTAGCCAGTTCACCAGCTGCCGCTGCCGCTTTAATAAGCCAGGCGGCTAACTCAGCTACTCCCCCCACAAGGGTCACAATCCCCTGCAATACTGCGGGGTCTGTCAGCACCTCCCTTACTTCATCAAGTGATGACTGGAGCGGAGAAAGATCAGCCTTGGCCAGTCCCCCGGCAATCTCCATCTTGAGGCCTTTAACCTGCGCCTCCATATCCAGGAAGATATCATTTACCTTAACAAGGTCATCGATAGTTGCCGGATCAGGCGCAACACCATAATCTTTTGCGATACTGATAAACTTTTGCAGTTTTTCGTTGTTGTTGTCGAACAGCGGCAGCAGTTTAGACAGGTCATTACCGAGGCTTTCAAGGATGGTAACTTTTGCAGCGTTTGAGCTGATTTTTCCAAGCGCATCCCCGATAGCCAGCATCTGCTTATCTGGTGAAACCTTTGATAATTTTTCAGCAGACAAACCAAGAGCATTCAAAGCATCTACTGCTTCGCCGGATTTATTCAGAACCGCGTCACCGATCTTATCGCTCAGGTCTTTGAAAATGTCGGCCATGTTGTCGCCAGCCACACCTGCACGTTCAGCGGCGAACTGCCAGGCCAGCAATTCTTGGGTAGACATTTTCAGGGATTTTGCCCACTGGTCAGTTGATGCTATCTGCTGTGAAGTAGACTTCAGAAGATTAAATCCGGCAACACCGGCAGCAGCAGCTGTAGCCGCAGCAGCTGCGCCAATACCAGCAAGTGCAACCGAGGTCTTTTGCGCGTCTTCCTGAACCTGCTTACTCCATTTGGCTGATGCTCTTTCTGCCCTGTCCATGCCCGAAACAAACCCACCAACTTTTGCTACAAGATCAAGGGTGAGGGTACCTAGGGACTTGGAAGCCATATTTTCTCCATGCAAAAAAAAACCCGCCTAAGCGGGTTATTATTACAATTTTAATTACAATGCACTTTTCTTCTCATTCTCTAACTCAGATTCACATGCCGAGTTGTTATTAAAAGTGTATTGCAGGAAGATATAACCGTTCTGGCTACTGGGGGCTCTTGCCTCCATGCCTATCTCGATTAATTTACTCTTAATCATAGCGTCGCTTCTCTGTGACCATTCGGAGGTAAGCGCTCTCTCTTTCTTATTTAAAGACATCATCCAGTCTTGAGGTTCTTTCCATATAGAACCAGTCAATAAGAAATCAGAAGTCTTTCCAGGCCCGTATATAGAATTAAGCAACTCTTTAAGATCGTTGAACTTACCTTGCAATGCGATGCCAAAACTGTCGGTAGCTATATCACGACCGAGGGCTCTAATCTGGCACAAGCCTACTTTAGGGGAAATTAGCAAAGCATATTTCTCAAATGAATCACTCTCTTTAGGCATAGATTGTGCCAGGTAAAGATTTTTTGTTCCTTCTACCAGTACTAAAGGCTGCCCTATCATTTGTTCAATATTTATCTTGCTAAGCCCCTCTTCTAAACCAAATGGTCCATCCCCCGGGGGAAGGCTGGGTTCTTCCTTCTTAGCTGCCGTTGATGTTTGTGAGGAATTCGGAGTTTGCAAAGAGATATTATTCACCTCTGCCAGTCCGTATTTTGCTGATAAATATTTTTGCTCAAGCATAGCGAGCGTTTGCTCTTTTGTAGCGATCGCTGAAATTTTTAGTGCCAAAATTAAGCCACCGCTATACTGAGACGCTTCGCTTTTAGAATCTGAAATTTCTTTTTTTAATGATGTGATTTCTTTACTGATCGAATCAGCAAATTCATGATTAGGTTTTGTTCCTTTGATTGAGATGTCTATTTTTGCACCAGACTCAATAGCATTTATTCTCTGTTGAATGAGCGCCCTATTAGTTTCCAAAACTTGAATTTTAGCAATTACTAAGGACCTAATAAGGCCACCTGAATAGGTGCTTTCCTGCTCTTTAGAGTACGATATTTCTTCGTCGGTTTTTTTAAGTTCCAAAGAAAGGTTATCTACTTCTTTTTTCTCTTCTGGACTCAATGACTTAGGGCCACAACCTGCCAACAATACAGTTGTAATAACACAAGCTAATATAGTTTTTTTCATTTCCATAACCCCTACTGATAATTTTAGGAATAATCCTAAAGGGAAACTAATCAAATGGAAAGAAGAAAAACCGGAGAAAGAGTTTTATTGAAGATTAACGATAATTATCTTGTCCTTATCGCATAGTAATCCCAGCATGTGGTACATGCGATAACATGCTAGGTCCAGTTGCTCATAGCTTCTTTCAAGCTTATAGCTTCTTTCTGCATGTGAGGGGCGAAGTCAGTGATTTTATACGGTGGGTCATTCTGTCCACGGTTTACGTTGGCCAGCATGCTGGCTACCAGCGCAGCGCCCCACTCAGTTCGCATCATCGGGTTCAGGTTTCCGTAAGCGGCGCGGTACTTAGCCCAGATTTGATACTCCCTGAAACTCAGGTTTTCTCTGGCATCAGCAATGGTTCTTCCACCAATGCCGTTGAGGACGAGTTCACACCAGAACTCATCTTCGGTGCTGAGTTGGTAGTCTTTCCCAAATCATTTACCTCCTGGATTGCAACCAGAAGAGCAATGGTCAACTGTCCATCAAGCGCACCGCGATCGGCGTCAGCTTCACCGGTGATGTCCTGCGGTGTGAATACCGGACGGCCGGATTCGTCACAGACGCTGGCGGCAATGCGTCCGGCCACACCGTCTACCTTGCCAACATGGGCCAGTACATCAGACGTTGCGGTGTGATAACCAAGTGGACGGATGAACACAGTAGCGCTGAATTCTTCTTCGCCCTGCTTCCATGTGATTTCTTTTTCCACCGGACGCCCGGTGAATGCGCCAGCTTTCTTCAGTGATTCGAGAGTTAATTTCATTTTTCATCCTTTGGGGAAAATAAGAGCGTGACATGTCACGCCCATGGCTTTTGTTTAGCTGCCTGCGCCAGCCTTCGGGATCCACACGCCAGCACCTGAGCGCTGAATGGTGGCGGTCGTCTGCACAACCGTGTTGGCCTGGAAGTCAAACGGGAAGTCAGCAACGTAGCCTTTGAAGACATACCAGGTACGCGTATCCGGCAGGATCAGGCCATCAACTGCGCCAGGTGCGCCAGCAGCACCAACAGTTGGCTCGTCCTCCCCATCTGCCCAGCCAATAGCAAAGGTCAAATCATCCTGATCGGAGGATTCAGCGAGGTTACTGAGCATCAGGTGGCTGGCATTAGCCGGATCAGCGTTGAGCGTTGCAGATGCCTGTGCCGGGGTTCGAAGCCCTTTTTTGTAAGTGCGCGTGCTTCGCTCACTCAGACATGTGTCTTCAATCTGATCGGCGGGGTTACCGCCAGGTGAGAACGCGGTGATGCATTCGACCTCTCTGACCACGCCATTTGCGAGAACATAGAGTTGAGTACCTTGTGTCACGACTGACATAGTTTTCTCCAGGTAATAAAAAACCCGCCGAAGCGGGTCTGTTGTTAAGGTTTTTGTTATCGCAACACTATCCAGTCGACATCGAATGAATAGCGGTACCGTTTGGTTTCACTGTCCTGCTCCTGATCACCCCATCGGGTGATGTAAGCGCGGGGTTCTATCGCATCACGCAACGCGCGCGCCACGGCGATCACTTCACTGTCGGTGCTGGCATAGATATCCACCTGCAGCGTGTAACTGTCAGCATCCGGGCGCGTGCCCAGATAATTCTCTGGTTCGCCGGTGATGTTTTGCCATACTGCGTAGGGATATGTGGGAGTTTCAGGATTCTTCCCGAACGGGTACAGCCTTAACGTGGTGTCGCCCAGCAGAGCTCGGACATCAGCACTCGCTGCACAGGTAGTAAAAATTGGTGCAATCATCCGCCCCCCGCTTTCTTTTTGGCTCTTGCAATAGCCCGGTCAAGGGCTCTGTCATACTCACTGACGAACGTGGCCACAACCTCATTGACGCTTGACTCCCCGGCTGGCCTCATGATCGGTTGGGCTCTCATGTTCTCGGTGCCAAACTCGATCAGACGCCAGTGTGGCGTTGGTGAATTCTTGCTGAGTGAGGGATGGTTTTTAAGTTTCGCGCCGTACATCACGCCGACCCGGAATGCGAGGTCACCTGTGCGCTTAAACCGCCTGCCATCCCAACGCTGCGCGATGTTGTCAGCAATACTTCGGCCCGTACCGGGATCGTCGATTCTGGCAGCATTCGCTTTCGCTCTGGCAACAATGACGTTGCCCGCTTTACGAAGCGCAGCACGACCGCCTTTGTTTCTCAGGTCGTCACTTAGGGTGTCGAGCCGTCCCAGAAGAGTATCGATGCCAGTCAGCTTGAAGCTCACACCATCAGCCATCATTAACACCCTCTGAACACGGTAAAGTCAGGTATTCCCGACCGCTCACAGAATCAGGCAAAACACCTTCGATGTTATAAATCCGGTCACGGAATACGATTCGGTTGGCGTTCGTCAGCCCGAAGAGGTACCGGATAGTGATTCGGGTAGTGATTTCAGCCTGTGTTGCCTGTGCCGCGATAAATTCACGTGCAGATAAAGGGGCTACATCAGCCCATACCTTCTTCAGGTCTCGCCACTCAGTATTGACTGCGCCTGTTAACTGATCCTGGACGCTAACTTTGTGCTGCAGCGTGATCCGGTGGCGTAATTTTCCTGCCTGCATAGGCTACCCCCTGACCTTACCGCTCAAATACGTTGGCATCGGAAAATCCGGTGAATTGACTTCAATTTCTTCAGCAAACGTCTGGTAAAGAACTGCTGCAAGGGATTCATTCGACTCAGCCAGACGGTTTAGCGCCACTGTCTGCTCGTTTTGCGCCTGTGTCTGCTTCTGCATCGCTTCCAGCAGAGCGTTTACCTGTTGCTCGTTCATGGGCAATCCTCATCCAGTTTTTCAGCCACTCACGGCGGCGCTTACAGCCTTCACATGCCATTTGCTGAAAACCCTATACAATAGTTGGTCGTCGAAGATCATAAATAAGCATCGTCACCGCTAAAGGCAAATCACCTTTCTTTAATTTCTCCTCTTCTTCTCCCCCCCTGTTTCTGTCGAGATAGCCGAGCAAAACCAGAGTCGCGCTTTGCATGCGAACGAGAGGTTCACCATCTATGAGGGCACCGGATGCCTCGACGACTTTATCCCTGCTGCCCTGGATGTAACTGAGAAGCACGGCACTGGCACCCTGTATTTTTAAGGAAAGGTCCTGGTCCCCATAATCGTCATCAATACGAAGGTGATCTTTAGCCCTTTCGAGGCTGATGAGTTCAATCACGGTTTTACCCTCGCATCACGGCCGCGTTTAACGGCCAGCTTCCAGCCTTTTGAGCCTGATTCGCCGGGCTTATCCACCGTCTCTTCATGGCAATACCAGACAGAACCGCCCCAGGTAACACTGTCACCCGGCAGATATTTCTCACCTTCGCTGAAAATGTCGCGATAAATCATCACCGGAACGCTGAAGGTTTTCTCTGTCTTTTCGCCGCTGGATTTAATGGCGCTGACAGTGAAACTCCGCTCTTCCGACTGAGAGATATCGATTTCACTAATACCATCAACAAGGCACTCCCATCCGTTCATGCCAGTTGTTTTCTGATACGAACGCCACAGGCCGCCAAGATGGATGGCATAGGTACCGCGCGGATAAGATTTTTCAGCGTTAATCTCAGGAGCGATTTCAAGCTGGAGCGCATCTTTACCGTCTTCTCCATCCGTGCCATCTTTAGGCTGGGGGAGCTGTAAAACAGCATCCTTCACCATCTGCTCAATGTCCGGCAGCGGGGCGGGTTCTGGCAACTGAATTGCTGCGACAGACTTCTGAATCATTGCATCGATATCAGGTAACACTGGCGCTTCAGGCACCGGAATTTCAGCAACGGCATCCTTCACCATCTGCTCAATGTCCGGCAGCGGGGCGGGTTCTGGCAGCTGAATTGCTGCGAAAGACTTCTGAATCATTGCATCGATATCCGGCAGAACTGGCGCTTCAGGCACCGGAATTTCAGTAACGGCATCCTTGACCATCTGCTCAATGTCCGGCAGCTCCGGCGCAGCAGGAACCTCAATCAGTGCCAGTACGGACTTGGCTATGGCCTCTTCGTCCGGCGCTGAATGCTGTAACTTCTCAATAATGCCTTTCAGCGATTTAATTTCAGCTGCCTGCCCCGCCATGGCTGCTTCATGACTTTTTTTCAGAGCTGCAAGCTGCTCTTTTACTACCTCACTGACAGCCTTCAGCAGTGATATGTCACGTTCATTCATGGTTTAGCATCCCTTTCAGCATTGCTTTGACCATGAAATGCTCCTGCTCGGATAGAGCCTTGCTGCTTTCATCGTCAATGGGTGGTAGCGGATTAGTGGCCGGTTCAGATTTAGACTTACTTCCGAACGGGTCGTCGCTGGCATCCCTTTTAGCCAGGGCGGACAGCGCATAGTTTTGCTGCTGCAGGTACGGCGTATCGCCCCCTTCAACTGGCGGCATATTTTCGCTTTTGCGTGCCTGATTTGGGGTGAGGAAACCAGCACCGATGCCTTCGCTGTAGGTTTTATAACGCCCTTCAGTGTCCATGCGGATCAGTGTATTCAGGTCGAACTCCACACCGGTCTGGGCGTCAAGGTCTAAGGCCTCATCCAGCAGAAGCTCAATGCCCTCAATGTGGGTCTGGAGACACTGTGAGTAGTAACCCTGGTCGAGAGCCTCAATATTGTTAAAGGACGGCGTGGAGGCCGTGTTTACCTTGTAAATCGGCACATGGAATGTGGCGCAGATGATTTCAGCGGTCAGCTTGAGCTGCTCAACCATCTGTGCATCAACGGCAGTCATGGCTATAGTGACAAAGTCGGCACCATCTGCAAGCAGGGCTGTTTTCCCCGCATTAGCACCGGAATAACCCTCGTCCCAGTTCTGCTTAATTTCCCGCGCCTTCTCACCATCAACTGCTCCGGGGACCTTGATAACCCCACCTGGCTTTCCACCATTTTTAAAATGGTTGGCGGAGTTGGTGAGGATGGCATCCCCCTGCATGGCTGTTAAACCACACGCATAAATAGGCGATAGCCCACAGAGTGGATGGAAAAAGCAGTTGAAGCGGTCATGGATAATTTCACGCGCGGGTACCATCACTTGCTGCTCAATCCCGTGAACGTTATCAGGACGCACCTGATAGAAAATCTCCCCATCGTCGGTGACGTAGGGGGTGACCTTGTTGGGGTCAAGAACGCGCAACTGCCTGACCTCTCCACTAACATCACGCAGTTTCAGGACATACGTATTTCCATCAGAAAGCTTTGAGTTCATCCAGCACTCTACAAACTGCATGCGTGTCTGGAAGCTATTTGGCTTCCTCAGTAGCGGTGAAATCATGGGGTCAGCGTGATCGGCCCATATCCCGCTACCCAGCTTCTTTTTCAGCTGCAGAGGCATTTTGGCAATGTCTGCTGAGATGAGTGAAATACAGGAGAAAACTGCGTGATATGCCAGCACTGTTGTGGTGTCCACCTCAATGTTTCTCTGCCACGCCCCCGTAAATGACTCAAAAATTCTGCGCCAGCTGCCATTATTTGCAGCCTGAAGCGCCTTTTCCTGCTTTGGCTTTTTGCGGAAACCGAACATTGGCAGCTTCTCCCGGGCTTAATTCTTTTTCTGGCTCTTTGCCTTCTTCTCGACCGTATCAATAAATTCGACATAGCCGGTTAAGCGGAGAACCTCCGCGTGATCGTCACGCAGAAAGCGTTTCTCACCTGCATGTGCATCGTGAGTGTTTTTTAAATAACGAACCTGTTTCATAAGCCAAGAGCGGGGATTTCTCCCCGCATCTCCTTTTAGCTACCAGCGCTTGCGCCGTAGTTAACGCCAGTGATAACGGCGACTGCTGCGGTACGGCGTCGCTTCCAGTTAATCCAGCGTTCGGCGCGGATTGCCACGCTATTTGTCTGGAACATGGACACCATTTCTGTTGGGTTTGGTGTGACGCTATCTCCGGTCGGCTCGCTCTCCATTTCAAGGGAGGCCTCGCGAGACATATCAACCGCAACACCACCATCATCAGCAAGGTAAATATCCGGAGCGTTCACCAGCACCAGAAGATTACCTACGTATTGAGATACGATAGCCGGAAGGCCTTCAAAAGTACCACCGAACATATTCATGTCCGGATATTCCTTCTGTCCCAATGGATTTTTACGTTTTGACAATGCCAGAGCAGTCGTGCTGGACATTAGCCAGACCCCACCAGTAGGCTGAAGATCAGCGTTGATGAATACCTGGAACGCATTGGTGCTATCAGTATCCGGATCGCCTGAGCTAGGAATCTGAGTTGCGCCGTTGGTAATTGATGCTGGTGATACATCCTGAACCGCGGCTTTGGATGGGTTAACAAAATCCTGGTCCAGACGAGCAATTACAGCTTCTGCCAGTTGGTCACGAACCATGGCATCTGCCGCTGGATTTGAGAAACGGATAAGCTCATCAGTGATAACCGCAATTGTCGCTACCTTGGAGAAACCGAATGTTACCGATTCGAAGTCAAAACGGGTAAGTGGCTTGGCTTTACCCTGACCCACCCAATTTGCAGAGCCGCCAGATGTTTGAGCATGGATACGAATATTAAATGGTACTTTGCGCAGTTGAGGAATGCTGCCCTGGCCAAACTGGCCGATAATTGTTTTTGGGCGCAGAAACTCAATAAAATCTTCTGCATATTCCTGATATTCAACCAGGCTACCAGCCCACTTCGGGTCGGTGGTCGTACCCGCCCCTACTGCCGACTTAAGTACGTGATGCAGCTTTGCGTCACGCGGATACTGGCGCTTCGCAATTTCCAGCGCCTCTGAACGGCTACCATTAGCTGCGGCCAGAGATTTAGTGAAGCGTGCAAACGCAATCCCCTTTTCCAGCGGTTTTTCAACGTGGATCACCGCAGGAGCGCGATTGTCGGTGGTGTTTACCACCGTACCACCCGCTGCTTTCTGAACCGGTTGAGCCGTCGAGGCTTTAGTCGATTCCATGTCACGCAGGCGTGCCAGGTGAGCATCAACGGATTTAATTTCAGCGCTCACCTCGTCATATTTTTCTTCTTCTTCCGCATCAAGCGTGCGGCCTTCATCGAAAGACTTCGACATAACCGACTGACGCTCTGCATCGAGGGTAGCGCGCTTGGTTTCGAAAGTTTTAATCTGCTCGGAAATGTTCATTTTGAATCCTTTAGTCTGAGAGTTTTTTTGTGCTGTAGCGCCAGCAGATTTTTCGGTTTTCGACGCGATTTGCGATTTGCCTGACGCGGCACGCAGTCTCTCGTCGATAGATTTAACGGTCTGTATGGTGCCTTCGGCATTGGCCGGCACCGTTACAACGGAGAGTTCGTACCACTCCCAGCTGGTATATCGGATGCCGCCCTCATCGATATAGGCGTATTCAATTGGCCGAAAGCCAATCGACAATCCCTTAACAAGGCCAAGACGGATGCTCTGCCATGCCTCTTCAAGCCTGGCGGCAAGCTGGCTCGGTGAGTCCGCCTTTGCCAGGGTGGCTTTAATTTCGATTCCTTCTGCCGTCACCTTCGCGCTGGTGACCTGCCCGACAGGAGACTGATGGTCGTGCTGCCAGAGCAGCGGGATGGGTAATTGAAACTTTGCCCCCTCGGGCATCACTATGTCGCCATAGCGATCCGGTGAAGGCGTTGTCGCAATACCCGTGATTTCCCGCGTATCCTCGTTGACCGCCTTAACCTTAAGAAGGCTGACGGCGTGCTGATTCTTCATTTCCCTTTCTCCAGAAACGAAAAAACCCGCCTGAGCGGGTCGTTGAGAGCGGAATTTCTAAATGAAAAACACGCTGTAATCTTTTTTGGTTGCTGACGGGTTCAGTGCCATCAGATAGATGGCGTTAAAAAGTGCCATTAACGGGTCAATCTTACCGATCCCGCTGGCCCCCTTTGTTACCAGTGGAGCATTGCCACTGATGACGACTTTTGCATTACCCACGCACCAGTTCATCAGAGGCTGAGGTGCATGCCTGAGTGCGCCTTCGGCAAGTTTGCGCTCGGTCGTCTTACAGGCACCGCCGAGTCTCCATCCCTGGCTGACGCCAACAACTGAATCCTGAGGTATGCCAGCATCGATCAGCGTGTCCAGCAGCACTCCGATGCCTGCCGGGTCCATGCCTACTTTATCCAGCAGTCCGGCCTCATAAATCTGCGATACGTACATCGCCACTTCATCGGCGTCATCGCCAACCTTTTTAACGATTGTCAGATCGCCCTGCTTCTCAAAATCCCTCAGCTTGCTTTCTTCGCTTTTGCGACGTTCCAGAGCCTTAACGTGGCACCAGGCATGGGACCAGGTGAGCCAGTCGCGGGTTTTGCTATCCCGCCCGGTGATGGACAGCCCAAGCAGATCGTCAAGACCGCCACCATCAATGCCAACGGTAATTACCTCGCACCGCGCAAGAATCTGTTTGAAAGTTACTGCCGGGTCCGCCTGCACCTCCCAGAACTCGGCCCCAGCCCAGCGGTCGTTGCGAAGGTTCATGCCGATCTCAACGTTCAGATGCTTGGCAAGAAACTTACGCAGACTGCCCTCATCTTCCTGTGAGCGCTTCAGGTACTCATCATCCAGCCATTCTTTACTGACGGAGCGGCCCATATTTGGATTGGTAATGTAAAAATTATCAGGATTGCGGAATCCGTCATTTTCAACCATATCCGGCGGGAACTCGTAAAGGATGCCGAGCGTTTTCCCGTCTTTTATCACTCCGTCCCGGACGTTGCGCCAGTAATCCAGTTTCTTTTTGAATACGCCAGCAGGGGGCTCATCGCTCTGCGTGGTGAGGTAAATAACCCATCCCTCATCTCGTGATACCTGTCCACCCAGTGCCTCAATGAACATTGCATCAGCTTTGGCGTTTTTACCGAAAAGCCACAACTCTTCAACCAAGATGCGACCCGCTTTTTTACCCGATACTGTATCGCTGTCTGCGGCTACCACCTTCAGGCTGTTGCGGTTGACGCGGTGCGTGATCGTGCGAATGTGGTCCTGGACATGAAACAGCGCTGAAAGTTCTTCATCTTCACGCACCATGCTAGCCGCTGGCTTGAAGCAGTTGTCGGCAACTTCTTTGGTTGGTGCCAGAATCAAATGCTCCTCGTCAGCGCGCCAGCAGATAATCAGAGCCGTCAGCATAATCCCGGCCGCAATTGTCGACTTGGTGTTCTTCTTGCTAATCAGCAGGCCGTATTCACGGATAAGCTGTTTTCCAGTGCGCTGGTCATAACCACCAAATATTGCCAGGACGAAATCAAATACCCATTGTTCTGAGCATTCCCCGAAAGTGGGCTTGCCCGGCAGGTCAGTAACCTTGAGCTCTTTGAATATGGAGAGCGCATGCTGACCGGAATCTGTGAAAATAGGCGGCGGGATGATTGACTGCCGGTTTACCAGCCTGTCAGCCCAGTCAATACAAGCAGTGGACCATTCCGGCATTTCTATCTCCCGTTATTCACAATGAGCTGAGGCGGAGCCATGCCCATAAACTTGCTGGCGACTGCCTGTGCTGCAGCCTGCTTGGCATCTTTTTTGCCGCCCTCACCTTTTTTAGCGTGAAGATATGGAAGCATGGCCTTGGCGGCATCTTTGCGAGTATTGATGTCTTCTCCGTCGTCATTCATAACCGACTTCAGAAACTCCAGCGGATCATCATATTTATCAGCGTCGATGACGATTTTCGGAATCGGTTCTGATTCAGTTTCGGCCTTAGTGTTTACCGCTGGGGTATTAACTTTTTTTCCATGAGTTGGCAGGTCATCGACTTCGATTTTTTCTTTCGATTTACGGGCAATAAAAGCGATGACTTCCGGGTCTTTAGCAAGCTGCGAACCCTTGGAACGTGCGGATTTCTCAGAATATCCAGCCTTTATTGCCGCATCTTTTTTTGACATACCGGAAATCAGCGCCAGAGCGAATTTTCGCTTCTGGGCTGTTAACATGTTTATACCCTCCAAAGGGAGATATTTTCTGTGCGTGAGAGGGGGGGCGGTTTCGTAGGGGATCGTCCTGAAACTTTTGGACTACCCCCCCACTCTCAAATGATAATTGATATCATTCACATCGAAATGATTGCAGGTGAAACTATTTTTCATTGTTAATGATAACCACTCTCATTTTCCTGTCATGTCGGCTTTGGTCTTCTTGCGGTGACACCCTTCCGCTCCACAACAAAGTATTTGGCAGTTGTCGTCAGTGTCTTCACCACCCTTGAAGAGTGCGACCTTGTGATCCAGCTCGAACCCATGTGGGTACTCTGTCAGGCGTCCGCAATCAGCACAGAAGGGGTTAGTCTTCCATAACCTCTTGCGCCGCTCCTGAAGCTTCCAGCCTGTTATACGGGTATCCGCTACGGTCAACGGCTTTAGCCTGCTTGCGTTCATCACTGAAAGCCGGGGCTTCATTGTTTTTAGTCTGGCCATTACATTACCTGATGAGACAATCGACATGATTGGTCGATTAAGGTTGGTATAGCGTCATACCTCAATTCTTATTGGGTTCTCGGCTTCTTCCTCTGTGATGCGGAATGTCGCCGTTAATGTTGGAATGGTCGTAGGGTCAGTGTCGATCACCGTTGACAACTGACACTCTATTAAATCGCCATCTACGGCAATGCCGTAACCTTTGAAACACCCCGATTTATAAACCTTTGCTATCTGAAACTTCTTACCCATGGTTGATCCTCCATGCCCTGCGGCGTTCAATGCGCGGGGTGTTGTCGGGGTGCCGCTCAACCGGCAGACCATCTGCATGATCCACCAGTGAGTAGCACGGATAGATGACCTTGCGGCCAAGAGCATCGCCAACGGCATAGTCAGCGGCCTTTGTCCGGTTCCAGTTCTTCAGGATTGTGCTGATGCCGCTTTGTGGTGGGCTATAGCATACGCCGTGTATTAGCCTGTCCATCGTGATGTAATCGCCCTGCTTCTTATCAGCTTCAATCAGGCTGGCGGCTATCTGCATCTGGTATTGTGGTGGTCTCCCGGTGCCGAGATAGAACGAGCAAATGTTATCAGGAAATTTATCCACCCATTCCTGAGCCAGTGACTGGAAGCCAGCAACAGGCTGCGCATCATCTTCGATGACAACCACCCTGCAATCCTGCTGGCCTGCCCACTCGATTGCGCGGCGGTGATTCCAGTTAGCTCCATTGCCCTCTTCATCAATCAAAAGGTGAGCGTCCAGTTGTTCAGCCAGGCGCTTGGCCATATCGCGGCGTGAGTGGTGACCGACAACCACAATCTTTATTTGTGCTGCCACCATGCGAACTCCTTGCCTGTGCCGTTGGTCTTGAACACTGTATTGATACGTGGGCCGGTAACCAGCTTGTCGCGCTGCTGATAACCCACGATGCCGAACGCGATCATATCGCCCACGCATGGCTTACCTTTCTCTTTGCCCCAGAACCGGTTTGACTCGGTGCGGTACCAGATACGGATGATCGCATGCGCGTATGCCATTACATCCTCACGCGTACCACCGAGCAGGCCAGCGTTAAGCATCAGGTCATTGCGATGTGCTGCAATGAACTCAGCGTAGGGCCGCTCCGGGTGATTGGTAGCAGCCCATGCGTCAGCATAGGTCTTTGGCTCCGAGCCGACATAGATTCGGCCAGTCTCCATCTCTGCCCATGGTTCGCGCAGCATCTCAACGTCCGTGCCATCGGTACACCAGACGAACCGGTATTCAGGATGGTCACGCAGGTACTGGTAAATATGCAGCCAGCGCCGGAAGTAGACATTCATCGCCACATCAGGCACCCGGTGAATGGTCGCCTCGTTCGGTGCGGTCGGCAGCTCGTCAGCCAGCACTTCAGCATCAGCACCTTTAATTGATGCAGCCCACTTACTCAGCAGGTCAGGTGAAGCTGTTAGCTTAGTGCCACGCTGTGGGTCAGGCTGGCTTGTCAGTAGCGTAGTGATAACCACGTTACGCTGGCTGCGATAGCCCGCATATCCGGCATAACCACTTTCGCGGCGCTCGTTGTGAATCGCCACGTTGCGCTTAACCAGTGCTTCGCGGTCTGGCTTCGGTACAGAGCGGTCCACCGCTTCATGCTCGTCCAGGGAATAAATCAGCTTTTCTGAGCCAGCTACATCAGCAAAGGCCCAGCTTGTTAACCCGGCGTTATGGATGCGCAGCGCAAGGTCAGAGTGTTCATACATGCCACGACCGTAAATCGGGTCGAAGCCACCGACCTTCTCAATTGCTGAGCGGTGGTAGTAAAGCATCACGCCGCGCTGCCCGGTGTAAGCGATGTGCTTATCGTCCTGGTACAGCACGGTGAGATCGTTAAGTTTTCGTGGACCAACCAGGTCAAGGAACTGGTAAGAGAGGTGCGGCTCGGGTGAGTCGATGTAAGGCCGTTCCCATCCACCAGCTATAGGCCATGCGTCATCGTCCCACAAAAACAGATGTTCGCATCCGGCATCAATGAGAGCCTCAAGGCTGTCGTTCTTCGATGCGACAATGCCGCGTGACATGTCACAGCGAATCAGCCGGACATAATCAGGCACCATAACGGGCTTTGACGAACCGTCATCAATCACAACCACTAGCGCACCGGCCGGAAGATAACGCAGCTGATGTTCCAGCGCTTTATCCAGCACCGCCTGCCTGTTATGTGTGGTGATAGCTATCCCGATGCTTGAGCTTTGCTTTGTAACCGGGGCGTAAGCTACGCCGTTGATCACCACTTCCATATTTACCTCAATAAAAAAACCTCCCGAAGGAGGTTATAAAACGTGAATTCTGTCCACCAAGGCAAAGGCTGTTAAGAATACATTCATCGCCGCGCTGATTTAAACTTGGTTAAACGCTGTTACGACGACCACGATTTCTGGGTCAAGCATCTGGTGTGAGTGAATTATGGATTGATAAGCTTCTCTTGGGCTATTACTTCCTGTTAATTCTACTAATGCCGAATTGGGAAATTCTGGATATATACCCGATTGTTTGTAAGTAAAATCACCATTTTTGTAAACCTCAACACAATAAAACCAACTATTCATACATCCTCCTTTTTTCTTAAGTGAGGACACAGAATACCCCCAAGATTAATCCTATTGAAGAAAAATTTATGATTACAGCTTCACAGCGTTGCTAAGCGTTATCCTTTGTCGGAGGAATTGTCTACCGGTTTAAGAAAGCTCAAAATGAACTCTTTGCGGGGATGGCGGTAGTTGACCAGCTCTTCAGGCATCTTCATAAAGCGGTTGTGCTTGTCTTTAACGGTAACGAAGCAACTGTGAACTCCGCAGGCTGAAGTGTCGATACGGTCATCATATTCAAACAGCAACTCGGACATTTTCTCCTGCCACTCTTCCGGCATTGCTTCCATGAACACGCGAGGCATCACACAGAAAGATGCGTAACTAAGTCCGAACCATAGCTGTAGGTCTTTACGATAATCATCTCCCATCGTCTTTACCTTTTGTTGAGTGATTTATCATCAGGCCCACTCGCAAATGGGCCTTGTGATGCTTACAGCTAACGGTTCTTCTTTGCACTGTCAGCAGAACTGACATGGTAGATCAGCACCTAAAGTATCATCACCTTCAACCTACTGGATTTGTATGCTGCCCATACTTCGCCTTTGTGCTCGTCACAGTAGCCGTTGGCATTGGTCGTGGTCATGCGACAACTGCGGTAACGGCAGGCTCGGTAGGTGGGGGCAGGCTGGCATTTTTACTCCGGTTATATTAATGAAATATCAAATGGTGCCGATAACTCACAATCATTATAAAGTTCGCTATCTTCTAAGGAATACAGATACCCATGAATGTTCTGTTGCACGCATCCTTACCATACGTCGCTTTATTTTCAATCTTCGGTGGAGCTATTACCTTCACTTGGACAGTGATAATTTTTATCCTAAACCGCTCAAGGGAAAGGGAAAAGGCAGAGTTTGAGCGACTACATAACGTAATCAGAAAAATTCAGGTCGATGAATCCTTAGATAAGGATGGGAAAAATGTCTCTCCTTATATTGAGATTCAGATAGCCGCAATCTATGAACTCAGATACTTGACAAGATATTATCCATTCTCTGCTTTATATCTTGAAGAAAAAAAACAAGAATGGAAAACGCGCCCAGTTAACGCTAAATACAAGATTTTAGGTGTACCCGCAATCGATCTTGCCTTAGAGACAATCAACAGAGGCACTTTGACGCAAAGACTGAAGCGTAACTTCATCAAGTTTTATTACGATAAATGATTTTCCGCAGCGGTAGGTTAATTTTAATATTATCTAGCTAATTGCGATCCTCTTCGAACGCGCGGATAGCGGCCTTGTCGATGTTGCACTGTCCGATCGCCGTAATCAGACTAACGTTCAGCTCTAAACTGTCCTGCCAGCGCATCTGGGCTGGTATAGCCGGTATTGGTGTTGGTGCCGTCAGGTCAGGGCTTAGCTTTGGCTGAGGTACCTGCACGTACACTGTCCGCGTACAACCGGAGATCATCAGCAGCGGCAGCAGGAATATCACGAACAGCGCATTCGTCGCCCTTAACCGCTTCGCGAATGTAGACCACATGTGTTTCACCCTTCTCCTGTAGTGACTGGCGTTCGGCGTTCGCCGCCTTAGTGATGTCGTACATCAGGTTAATGGCGGCTGTAGCATTCCTGGTGATTGCTTCAGATGATGCGAGGCTATGCTCTGCATTTACTGCGCGTTCGTAATAGCCACTGGCTAACTTAGCCATGCCAACGCACAACAAAATCAGCCCAGCAACGAGTACAAAACGCCAGTTACTTAATAGCCAGGTCATCAGCATTCTCCGCAAGGCAAAGTGAACGCTCCATATCCCGGCGGTTTAGCAACCCTTTCCACTTCATACCACCGGCATAAACCCAGCGACGCATTTCATCACACGCACCAACGTGGTCACCTGAATTAAGCTTTTTAAGCAAAGTGGACTTTGAGAAAGCATCGGTCCCAACGTTAAACGTGAAGCTGTAAAGCGCTGCCCGCTTAAACTCGCTGAGTGGGACTTTAACTTTTCCATCAACCACTTTCTTTACTGGCTGAAGGTCCTTCCAAAGCAGTTGGTCACATTCCCGGTATGTGTAGGTTTTACCCTTCACAATATCTAACCCCGTGTGGCCGTCGCAGACAGTCCAGACGCCAACAATGTCCTTATACGGGGTGTATACCCTTCCCTCTACACCGTCTCTGCCTCCAAGGAATACTGTTGCAATCATCATCGCTCCACCGCCTGCGGCAGCAATGAGCTTGTTACGCAGTGCAGTTGAGATAGCCATGATTACTCCTTATTGAAGTTAAGTGCTGCTGCATACCCTTTCGTTTCGAGCGCCCGCTTTAAAGCTTTGTGATCTCGCCATTTGAAAAAGGCTGTCACCACTAAACCCAGAGCAGCGATAACCAGACCGCCTATGATGCCAATGGCGCTCCATTCGTCAGGGCTGTAACGAGTAAGGATGCTGTTGGCAACCGTCCCCGCTGATGCGCCATAAACGACGCCACTGGCTACTTTGCTCATATCGATACTCATGCTCACCTCCGGCTGCGCCGTGGTGCTGTGTGTGAGGAATAAATGGATAAAAAAAGCCCCGGCGGGTGCCGAGGATGGAATCTTATGATGTAAGCGTTATGTCGAAGTGACCACTCTTATCACGTTAACAAGTTCATTGCGTACGCATAAACATTTTTGTATTCTTCAGAAGAATTAATAAAAAAATATCTTCAACCAGAGCGTCAGCACCGCACTTTTCAGAAAATTAAATTAATCGATTAAAATCAATAACTTTTCCAAAGGAATGTTAAATTGACTGACCAGCAAGAGTATACAAAGTTTTCGGTTCACTATGGTGCAGCTGAAGGTTCTGACATTGATAATCATAAGATGAATGCTTATGACTTAGGCATGTCAATCGTTGAGTTTGCCAAAATGGTAAATCGTGCGGACGACATTATTAACAGAGAGAGCACACTTGAACTCGAAGTGACCGCCCCCGCTAAAGCGGGTTCTTTAGTGATAGAGTTCGCTTTGTTGATTAAAAGTTCAGGTGCGCTGGAAGTAATGAAATATCTAGGCATTAGTGCCGCATCAGCAACTGTCGTCGGAGGTACAGCATTAGGTATTGCGCGTAGACTTAAAGATAAGCGCATATTGAATATCAATACTGTCGCAGGATCAGGCCAGTCGACGATTGTGCTTGAAGATGAACAGGTTGTAGTGGACACCACTGTGGCACGACTCGTGTCTGATCCAGTGATACGTAAAGCAATGAATGAAGTCATCACACAACCATTAAATGACGAGCGGGCTCCTTCTTTCCAGATAGAAATTGAAGGAATGAACGAACCAGTGTTTAGCGTAGAAGGTGATGAAGTACAAGAGTTTACCCCACTTCCAAGAGCATCTTTATCGGATGAAAAAGTTGAAACCAAAATCACTAACGTTATTCTCAATCAGATAAATTTTGATTCTAATCGCGGTTGGAAAATGGTATACGATGGCAAGGAATGCTCTGTGAAAATGGAGGATGAAGGATTTATGGCTCGCGTAAGAGATAGCGAGAAGAGTTTCACCAAAGGGGATATGTTTGAGGTGTCTCTGTCAATCATAACTAAAACGACTGCGCGCTCTCAGCGCACAGAGTACGTAATCTCACGAGTAGTTAGGCATCGTGTTACAGCAGATAGGAAAATTCTCTGAGTGAGCGAATCCGAAGCATTGGGTACAATTTATACTTTCGCGATGTGGGTAGGAGTTTTTATCCTTCTACCTTTCGCGTGGAAGTTTTTTTATGCTTTGGGTTTTTACATCGCTGGAAGATTCAAAAAAGAGCAGATTTTTATTATCCGTCACTTTCATGAAGGACGGCTTGTTAGTGAAAAAACTATAAATCTGTCTCTAAAATCACCAATCATTAAGCAGCTTGAAAACGCTGGCGGTGAGTTCAAATGAGTAATGCTGGTGTTTCAGAGAGTTCATCGACCAGTATTAGAAATGGAGTGGTGAGCACCGCCGGTTTAGGCTCACTTATGATGGGTTTAACAAGATTTCTTGATGGTGACATGCAAGAAGTTGCAGCGCTTTGTGTTCCTATAGCCAGCTCAATACTCTCTTTTATCGGATTATATTGCTACTGTAGATGGATGGAACCTCATGCGCTGGTAAGTCTACGAGCAGGCCTAAACCGTGATCTTAAAGAGCAAAAATCAGTTATAGATGATGATTACGCTGATGACGATACGAAAACTAAAGCCCGTAAAATATACTCTGCTACTAAAATGCAATTAGCAACATTACGACAGGACTACGCCTCAGGCAAATACAGCATAGCCCCGCAGAGTAATAGTAACGGGTCTGTTTAATAGCCTTCCATTTCTAGAGCAATATCCAACATGCAGAGCACTCCACCGACAAAGCCTTCTGCTGTCTGCATCTCTTTTCTGACCGTGCCGTCTGAACAATTACGGCGGCGTGCGATGGTCCTAAGTGAGATGTTGTAGCGATAGTGGGCAACCACCAGCTCATACTCTTCAGGCTTAAATTTCTTCAGCTTCGCTATGCAACTGTCGATGATGATGCCATCGTGATCCGTCAGTGATGGCCGCTGATTTGAATCAGCTGGCAGCAAGCCTTTAAACCCGGCGGCTATTGATGAATAGTCAACGCCAGCACCTTCTGACGCAGCCCAGCCTCCCCAGCACTCCAGGATATATTTCATATCACGCATTCTTGTCTCCGCTATTTTTCTTGCCCGTGGCAATGACGCCGAGTGAAAGGGCTCTGTCGAGAGTGCGAATGATCAGCTCCGGCTGTGTGCCGTACTTAGCCTCAAACGCACGTGCATCCGCATGAAGTTCATCGTGATGCGCTCTGCATAGCGGCAACACGAATAGATCATGCGCTTTAGTACCCATACCGCCCTGGCCGTATCCGATCAGGTGGTGCGGGTCGTCTGCCTGTTTCCCGCAGCACAGGCACGGCTGCTGCTTAACCCACTGTGTATACTTTTCATTGCTCCAGCGGCGTCGCTTTGGCCGCAGCAGGAATGTCTCGGGCGTTTCAGGGTCGATTGCCATCTCCAGCACCTGCTTTGCCTGCTCTTCCAGAATGCGAACTGCTGATGGCTCTGGCTTGATTCTTGACTCCTTGAGCGTACCGGCTAAAGGCTGTTCTTCCGGTAGTTTCAGCACCTGCCGTGCTGCATTCTCGGGCATAAGATCGGTGACGCTCTTTGTTGCGGCCCACCAGCACAGCTCAGGTAACGTTAACTGATGTGCTTCCGGCAGCATGAACGCAGAACACGCCCTGTCGATTACCCACAGGGCGGTATTACGCGCCGCTAAATTCAGCATCGGTGGTGAGGGTTCAACTTCCCTTAGTTTGTTATCGCAGTGATAGCAAAGCCGTACTGCACCGTTCCCCGTACGCAGAGTTGTATGATCTGATGAATGCCAGTCCCCACTCCACTGACAGCCACCAGCAACACGCATCAGGTGTTCTTCCAGTACGTTAATGCCACCGGCAGCCCTGATAACGCGTTCATGTGTGAAGAACGTCAGCATGCCAGGGTGATCAAGTAGTGGTTGCTCTGCTTCTGCAAGTTGCCCCGATGGCAGGCTGTGCATGTAATGTGGCTCGGTACAGATGAGCACCCGGCGCGAACGGAACAGCGACATCAGCTCACTGCCAGGGCGCAACAGGACAATGCCCAGGTCGGGCTGGATGCAGGGCTTTAGTAATGCTCTCATTAGCACCCCGCTGTACTGCTGGCCGAAACCATTATGCGAATCAGTTCCTGGGATTTGGTGATGTAAAAGTGAGGCTGTGTCTCGCGTGGGCTGTTAGGGCTGGTGATGTTCTTACCGAACAGCAGGCCTTTTGACGTTACTGACCAGAATTCTTTCCTGCCGTTGCGCGCGCGGCGTGAGTTGCTTGCTCGGGATATCTTTTCTACGATGCCAGCTGCTGCCAGGCGGCTGAATGCTTCAATGACGCTGAGCTGTACGCGGTTCTGCTGAATAAGAGCTGTGAGTGAGAGTGTCGGTCGGCTGGATCCATCAACGCTATCTGAGGGCGCATCAATCGCGTATGACGGCATCATGTTTGGGAGACCTGCGAACTCCTGGAGCTTCTGATATGCGCCAAGCTTGGATGAATTTGAGAAGTTTAGCGTGCGCGCCGCTGACTCAAGAAGTATTACCCCGGCCTGTACCTGGTCAGAACGCTGGATATTACTTTGTCCGGTCATCGCAGCATCGAAGGTTCTGATGACTTTCAGGTTGAACATAGCGCTGATCCACATCGCATATGCGTACACCAGCTCTTTGCTGACGTATGTCCCCTGATTAGGGCCACCGCGAATGGACTCAATACACCCGATGCTCACATCTGAGCAACGGTCAATTTCCGCACATAACGCTTTGATGTTGTCCTGGCGGAAGAAGTTAGCCGGTTTATGCTTGTCCTCTCCACCAGATGCGCGGTGTAAATCGTTCAGGCAATAGCGGCCTGAGTTATCCTGGCGTACAGAAACGCCATCAATTACGAGTAACTGATTCATACTTGTCTCCGCTTATTATTGCTTACCCGACTGCAATTCGAGTAAGCAAGTGACTATTCAAATATACAATTTACCTTATTTTAAATCAACAATAAAAACAATTAAATATTAATTATATACACCGCATTCTTTTATCAACTCATCATACCTCTCACTATTCCCAAAGGCTTTCGAGTTAAACAAACACACATGTTTTTTGTAAACCAACTCATTGTATGGCATGTTGTCGAGCAAACTATACTTGACAATATACTTGACAAAGCCACCCCCAGGAGGGAAGAAAGAACTGTAAAAAAGAAGCATTAGTTCAAAATTAGAAATTTGCGCTCTTATTATTTTAGAATAAAGAATCTTCTTATCTTCATCAACATCAGCCTCATCCAAGTACCTGAAAATATTATAGAGAAACCTAAAGTAATGACCTAAATCTTGCTGATGATCATTGTAAACTTCTTCAAATGTCCTTGATATGAATTTTTTTACATCCTCTTCTTTTTTATAATCGCTCGCCAATAAAAGTCTATACTTAGACTTAAACTTTAAATAGATAACATGAAGACCATCACGACCTCTCTCTACTTTTCTCGTAGTGGCCGAAGAAGAATCGAATCGACTTATATCTATTTCATTAATTATATTGCTATGCATTTTCAACATCTGAAACAAGTTACTTTCAAAGTTTTGAAGGGCAAGGCTCCTGATCTGTTTTTCCATTGACTTTTCTGCTTGCTTGGCTGATTCCATTTGAGACTTCAATGAAAAAAGCACACCAAAAAAAGCAAGAACAGAAAAAACAGATGTGAGTACTCCCCAAGCATCTCCAAATTGACCGAGTCGGTCAGGTTGCCAGCCTTTAAAAGGCCATGTTAAGAAATAAGCGGCATCAAAATAAAAAATGCAAATGCATATACCAATACTAACTAGTAAAACTCTAAAGCCAGTCCCCACTCAAACCCCCTTTTTAGCCCTTTTTTATACAATCGGCATTTTATCGTAGTGCTTTAAAAATATCTCAACTTTACCGTGACATGTGACATCACCCCACTCCACCAGCATCCGTTTAATCTGACTGTCATCAGCCCACACGCCAGCATGCGTCACAGCATCGAATAGCGCCTTCTGGAAGTTATCTAAATCGCGCCTGGCACGGTTTGGGGGGTACAAGATGACGTGGATATCAATATCGTGTTTGATCGCTTGCGGGCGGCGGCGCAGTTGCTCATATACGGCAGCTATAGCATTGACCCGGTACTTGCGACCTCGCTCACTGATCAGCGTGCCGCGAGATGTAGAACGCCAGTAGCCATTTACGCTTGGTGGGAAAGGCAATGTCAGTTTCAAGTTAAATCTCCATCGCCAGTTGAATGCTCACCCGATCTTTCACAGGGTCGTATTGAAGCGTGCCAGTGCTGTTATTGGACTCGATGCGCTCAGCCATCACATAAGCTCTGGTTTCCTTAGTCGCGGGGAGGTAATTCCCTTTAGCCCAGTTATTGTCCTTACCCACGTTCTGAGCGATGTTCGTGCTGTCAGCTGATGCCAGTGGAATTTTTGTGAAAATATCAGGGTTAAGCATACGTAAGCCGTGAAGTTTGCATATCGGCCGCCCGTACGCATCCAGAACATGCCGCATAATGTCTTTCAAACGGGCTACAGCCATTCGGGGCTTTTTAACGTCATACTCACCACAGGAACCAATTGCTACCCGTGGATATTCGTTACAGAGACGAATAAAACGATCCTCTGATTCGTTCATGTGCCATACCGGGACACCACAAAATTTGCCGTGCGGCCACTGATGCAACAGGAAATCATTCTCAGCTTCGCCGCCATCAATAACATCTGGGATAATGGCAAAATCCATTCCTGGATGATTCTTCCACTTATCTACGAATTCGTAATAGCCGGACCAGTCGATACAGTTTTTCCCTGCTTTTTTCCAGGTGCTGAATGCCCCGTTATCCAGTGAAAATGACTGGCTTAGTTCTGATGCCAGTTCAATCTGTTCGGGTCTTGCATAAGAAATAAATGCGTGCCGGGCTGACCAGGCTCTTACCGCGCACTGCTCAGGATAGATAGGACCGCCGTGGTAATGGATCATGCAACCCTCCCCGGTACCAGGTGAATGCTGCTGTCACACTCGTTGCCCCATATATCCCATCCCTCAGACGGGCGGCGGGCGAACAGCTCTATGCGCGGTATATCACCATAAAGCTGCTCCAGTCGGTAGCGTGCCTCTGCCGGCTTAGTGCTGTGCTCACCCTGGCAAGAATAGATCACCTGCTTCACCGATCTGCTGGCGCGTTCCAGTCCCGTTCCCCGGACAGCCACCAGCGCTGATTCTTGGTTGCCCCGGGTGTAATTCCCGGGGTTCATGCGGGTTTCAGCGTTGAGCATGTCCAGCAGGTCGGTGAAGTCATGAATGGACTGCTCTTCCAATGCCGCGTTGAAGCGCTGCTCTGCCCTGCCATTGAACTTAACCCAGGTGAAGAGGAACATCTGGCGAACGTCAAAGCCCCACGCCTCAGCAAGCTGCCTGGCCTCTTCGTCATGCGTCCCCGTGTACCACATCACCAGAACAGCATTATCGGCTGACAGCTCCCACACGGGGAGCCTCTTCAGGTCTGTGATGGTCATGGTGTCATAGTGATTACCAGCTGCGCCGCGACTGATAGTGTTCCCGTACTGCCACGGCGGATCAGCGTAAATAAGTCCGTACTTCATCCGGCCACCTCTGGTGATAGCTCTTTGATGGCCGACTTTACTGCTGCGCGTAACTCTCTGACATTTGCCCAGGTAGAACTCAGCGTGCAATTCAGCAATCTCAGGAAATCTGACGCTGTTGGGGCGAAGTTGCGGTTTTCTTCGTATACCTGACTTAAGCGCTGGAACATGTCTTCCCGTGTCGCTTCATCTGCATAATGCTTATCAACAAATGTCCGCAGTTCATCAGTCGAGGAATACGCGGCCACCAGCTCAACGGCCTTGCGGATAGTGTCAGCGGGGACAACAACAAACTCTGGTTGCTCAAGTGAGTCCGACGCCCAGCTGTGCGCGTACTTCGATTCGCTGAAGGTGAACTCTGCTTTGTCGCCGAAAGCGGCCGCAGCACATGCCCAGGCCTCAACACCGCTATGGCTGATGATGTCTTCTTTCAGAAGTGGCAGTTTTGTTTCCAGCGTTTCGCCCTCTGCGCTGGCCTGTGCCGGTACACCATGCTTCTCGCGGTACTCAGCCAGAATGCCCATTGCCTCCAGATAAATTTCATCCGGTGCCATGTAGCCATCATCACTGAATTCGAATGCGGCCATCAGTTCCACCAGGCGGCGGGCCTTAGCTGCGTTAAACTGCGGTATAGCAGCGGCTTTGGTCAGTTTCTTTTTGCCAGCGGCTTTAGCCTCAGCCATCTTCTCCTCTGCTACTGCCCCAGCTTTAGTACCGTGTTCACGTGACAATGATACTGCCGTTGTTGCTGCCACTTCCCCGGAACGCACCATACCGATCAGCGTATCGCCTACTTCAAGTAACTGGAGGTGATGCTCAATGTCGGCCACAGAACGTTTTACTTTTTTCGCAATTTCGGCTTCGGTCCAGCCCTGATTCATCAGGCGCTGATATGCACCTGCACGCTCCAACGGCAGCAGTGATCGTCCTTGGGAACTGGTGACCATCAGTGCAATGCGATCAGCTTCTGTGCCTTTGGCGTCTTTGCATTCCAGACGAGCCACTTCAGTGCCTGCTTCAGTCGCCAGCAATGCACCGTAGTAACGATGGTGGCCGTCGATGATTTTTAAGCCCTGCTCTGTGACCTGAACCACCAGTGCCGGGACTTCTTCACCAAGAATGAAAGCATCACGGAACTCTTCAACATGCGCCTGATCGATGTCGCGAACGTTATAGCCGGGCTCTACATAGAACTCTTTCAGCCCTGCGAAGTAGGTTTTGCGTGGGACGATATCAGTTGCAGATTCATCGCGGTTTTTGTGTACTACTGAAAGTGAAGTCATTTGCTTGCCATCTCCAATACCAGGGCCAAACAGAGAAGAAAAATCATTACGCTTGCGAGTTGAATGCTGTGATAGAAAATTTCGTGCCGGGTGAAGTGTTCCCGCAATTTCTTCATCACCAGTCCCTCCAGTGATCGATTTCAGGTACCGATACAACGCCGATGCCCGGTGTGTCGTATGAAATGCCAACCTGACCGTGACTTATGCAGTGCTCACGTCGCGCTGCTGCTTTATCTCGGGCCTCATCGTTTTTAGTGGCATCCATAGCAAGCAACCATTCGCGTGCCGCACGCCGCCAAAGGCCTCTTTCCTCAAGCTCAATGGCTCTACCGCGATGCATGTCGTATTTCACACCCAGGCTGACGCGCTCGGATTCCAGCGGCATGCGGTAGTAAAACGGGTGCGCTTTCAGTGCATAGCGTGTAACGATTTCTTCCACGTACAGTTCCGACATCAGCGGCTGAATCAGGCGTTTCGGTATGCCTGCGCCGTTAGCGATCTGCGTTGAAGTGCAGCCAGGGTTATTGCGAACAAACTCGATAGCCATCTCCCGAATATTCATGCTGACTCCTGCTGGTTTTCTTCTGCCGCGTTCTTCACCGCTTCTGTCCAGATGCTTTTCCACGAATTACGAGCGATCGATTCGTTAATCCGCCCCAGACCAGCCTTGCCAGCTGCGCGTTTAGCAAGTTCCTCGATGCGGTTACGGGGTTTTCCAGGGTTGGCCACAAGCCGCTTGAAAGCATCGTCACGTTCGACCGTGTTCACTGCATCCGCTCGTTGTGCCACAGCTGCCCGTCCTGATTTCTCCCATGCCTGCGCTCCAAGGAGGTTCGCCGGGAATTTAGCCGGATGGAAAATCGTTGGTGGCGTCAGGTGCTTTGACCACTCAGTGCCCAGCCAGCGATTAGCCATGAACTCAACAACGGTTTTCAGCTCTTCGACGGTGTGACCATCAACCAGACGCGCCCTGATATTCTCCAGAGTGGTTTTAGCCGTTGTGTATTTTGCACCGGTCACCTGATTCAGATGCTTCAGCACCAGAATCGCCTGGTCTGTTACGTGTATTTCTTCAGAAAATTTGTCATCCCGTCCTGCCGCTGAAGGCGGTTGGACAGAAGTGTTTTTATCTGATGGATCTTGTTTTGAATTTACTGACGGATCGCCCCCAGATGCTGGCGGGTGAAAACCTGTTTCACGCCAGTTATTCGATGGGTCAGAATTTGAGGCCTCAGATTTCGACGCGTCAGATTTTGAGGTGTCAGATTCTGGCGCATGAACTTTGTTGGCCGCTTCACGCAGTTTTGCCACGTTCAGATGATAAACATTGGATGCGTTACGGTTCCCCTGACGGCGCTGGCGGCGGCTTAACCAGCCCTCTTTCTGAAGCTTGCCAATAGCCGTACGGACAGTGCTTTCACCCGCGCCGATCTGACGGGCAATAGTCCCTACGCTCGGCCAGCAAATTCCCTCGTCGTTGCACCAGTCAGCCAGACGGGCCATGATGACCACCTCTGTCAGCTTCATGCCGGACAGTGCGCAGCCATCCCAGACGTATGCGGATAACTTAACGCTCATAGCACCCTCGTGAATTTCTGAATGAAGCGCTCAAGTGGCTGCATGCACTCATGCTGATAGCCTTCGCGCAGGTATATGACCTGCTGGTTAACTTTGTCCCAGCGAATAACCCTGACGATAACGCCACGGTGATCACGGTATTTGCGTTTGAGGTTCTGGCTGTCTTCATCCACGAGCCCCTCCGGTATGTGCCAGATCGTTCAACTTCTGCCAGAACGCCACAACGTCTACCCGTGGCAGAACGTATTGGTAGTTGTTGAAATCCATCTGGCCAGGTAATCTTGCTTCATACGAGAACGAGGCCGGGGACTTACCTCCCGTCATCGCCTTACAACGCATTTGCGGTATACCCGCTTTTTTTAGTAAAGTGTTCATGTGCTTATGTCTCCGCTAAAAGTGACTTGAGCGCCGATGGTCAGGGGCTGCAATCCCCTGGCCATCAACCTTCCGACTTATCATCAAATCCGCTGCTTCCACCTGCATCCCATGCAACGCTGCCCAGGCTATAAACCCATGCATCGTATAGCGTACTGATTTAAGAACGTTTTTTGCCACGCTCTTCAGTTCGTGTTTATCTATTATTCCGTCTGCTTCTGCTTCCAGCTTCGACTGCGCTACATGACCCCGGGCCATCTCTGCACGCATCTGGATAGTGAAAAGCTCAACGTTGTCCATCTCTTCCGGTACCGGGTTATCAACCACCAGCATTCCGAACTGTGACGCGAAGTAATCAGCCAGGAACGGATAACCCACCACGTGTTGCATGTACGCCAACTGGTCCATGTCGAAGAAGCGTGTGCCGTTCTTCATATGCAAACGGTTGTTAAACTCGCTGTATTTCAACCCCATTAGTTCAGCTATCTGAGCGTTCGTACCTTCGTAGCCCTTACATGCCTGAATCACGATCTGCTGTAATTCCACCATTTCACTCTCCATTTGGTAGTAACGCGGCTGAAGTATCACCGCTAAACTTTCCGTAAATATCTGGCCGCAACTCTGATTTGGTGACGCTCCCGCAGGTTACCTCCTCAATGCGTTGAGCAAGGATGAAGCTGGCCTTCTTGTGCCCTTTGAAGACCAGGCGCAAATAGCCCGTGGTGCTTTTAACTTTGTTGGCGAGAGTCGCCCTTTCGCTTTTGGATAAAGTATCCCAGTAAGTTTTCATATTTGTACCTCCGAGATACATTATGCACTTATTAAATGTACCTGCAAGATACTTGTACCGATTGGGTACATGTTTTTTAATCTCGGGTATGAAAACAATTCAAGAAATCAGACGTGACAATGCACGGAAGCTGCGAGATGGCGCTGGCGGGAATAGTTCTTTCGCTGCGTTGATGGATCGTGAGGCGACCCAGATAAGCCGGATTATTGGTAAAAACCCTACCAAAAATATCGGTGATGACCTGGCACGTCATATGGAAAAGTGTTTTTCGCTTCCTACTGGTTGGCTTGATCAAGAGCACGATAGTTCTTCTATCAACACCCGAAAGGAAGTGTATTCCCCTGAACATGAAATTCGTTGGGTGCCAGTCATATCATGGGTTCAGGCCGGTGCTTGGGCAGAGATGGCTTACACAGAGACGGATTTAAGTTTGTTGGAAAATTTCCCCTGCCCCGTACCATGTGGGCCACTTACATACATACTCAGGGTCGTAGGTGATTCGATGATCCATGAGTACAAACCCGGCGATATGATTTTCGTTGATCCGGAGGTCCCTCCTGTTCACGGCGATGATGTGATAGCCCTTATGACTGACTCGGGTGAGACGACCTTTAAGAGGCTTGTAGAGGATGGTAGTCAGAAATATTTAAAAGCCCTCAATCCTGACTGGCCCGAGCAATACATTCGCATCAATGGCAATTGCAGCATAATCGGCACTGTGGTTTTTTCAGGTAAGCCAAGAAGATAACTGCAACTAGAGAAAATTCCCGCTTCGGCGGGATTTTTTTTGCTTGACAATGTACCTTGAAGATACATAATGTACCCACAAGGAACAGGTGCAATGTATAGTACTTAATGATGGGAGGTTGTGATGGCAGAGAATACGAAGTCCGCCCCCGAACCCAGACTAGTTGTTGAGGGGTATTCGGAGTCTGAGATTCTTCATTGGATGAAAGGCAAGGTAGATGCGGCATGCTCTCTTAAAACTGCGCTTGCAGACCGGGAAAACATGCAGCAAGCGCTCGCAGGGTTAGATGCACATATAGAGGTCCTGACTAATCGCGCAGCGATAGATATGACTCGTGAATGACAGGGTCCCAGTCCGATTCTGGCATATCCTCAAAGACCTGGCAAAAATATTGAGCATTAATATTTTTCAGGTGCTCTTTAGATAATTCTGATGAATTTGGAGAAAAAAGTTCGTCTTGAATGGCAAGGATTGAATCAGAGAGACTCATTTTACTGATGGTATCAATCGGCCATTTGTATTTGGTGAGAATTAAGTGAGTCAGAGCTTTCCTGCCTCTTAATGGGTTTAGCGTAGATGAATATTTTACACGGTGTTCTTCAAGGGTAATGTCGAGCAGGGCCATTAAGGCCGCTCTGTTTGAGACCTTGTCCAGATCGTCACTATCTACCATCCCTGTTTCAGGAATGCTTCTTTGTTTGCTGATTTGATGTTTATGAGCTTGATACAGCGCTCCAATTTGCTTGTTTGACATGAGTTTACCTTTCTTGGCTGTGTGAGAACTACCAAGATACCACCGCCGCCTGAAGTGGTGAAGTTACCTAGGCACTGTAGTCAGTATTGCTGTGTGTAGTCTTGACGGTCAGCAGGGTTACTCATCCAGGGTAGAAGTTCCCGCCTTGTATGACCGTCCTTTTTCACATCAGGAAAGAGCATTTGACGATAGCGACTCGCACAAAGAACAGCGACTTTCTTACTGTGACGCCAGATGTAAATGGTTCGATGCTCTTTCCGATGTGGTGAATGTGCAGGCTGATGCGCTATCAAAATGCAGCGAGGCCAGTACGTAAAGCAGTGCCGTTTCGCACCTATGCCGGAGATCAGCACCGGTCACCACTCACTCAGCGGAGACGGCTGTGGATCAATGCAGTGATCCACCAGCCATTTAATAAAAGTCATCAGGCTAACGAAACATAACCGATCACGGTTAGGGATTCGTGCAACCTGAATTCAGCGAAGAGGTTATTTCGATGACTCATACAGTTGGAACTCTGACAACGCCGGAACTCGTTAAAGAGGCATACAGCAAAGCACGTGAACTTGAACACTCATTCCCTGATATCAGCCAGCTGCTTCGTGCTCTGGCCACTCGTCTTGACGTTCGCAACGTTCTGGCCACAGCCGTATGTAAGAGCAGCGTAACGCGCTATGAGCCGGATTATCAGATGCAGATGAATCATGAGCTGGCTTTCATGCGTGAATGCCCTGCTGGGCGTTACGTGCAGTTTGATGTGCTTGCTGACCTGATTGAGCAGAACGCCCACCTTCATCTGCTTCAGACAACTATCTCTCTGGCTCTTAATCTTCGAGGTCAGCGTAATTTCTCTGCCGAAGTGATCGAACGTGTGGCCGGAAAGGATATTGAAATGATTGGAAAAACCATCCAATGAGCACTCTTATCCGCTTTATCAATAATCGAAACAGTGCCAACGCAGGGAGATTCTAAGTGAGGGATTTCGCAATTGGTGTGACCTCAGTTCTGGTAGGTTGGGCTCGCCCTTCCTGGCGTCCGTTATCTGCATGGCTGACTGTCTATCAGTCGAGGCTGGAGGGCCGGAGGCTTGCGCCAAAAACTCTGCGCAACAAAATAGCATTGATACGCAGGTTATCCCTCACCCTCGGTGATCAACCTCTCCGGTCGATAACGCCATATCATCTGCAGAGTATCGTGCAGCAATACATCGAGCGCGGCACGCCATGCGCTGCGAAAAGCGTGTGTATTTTGCTTAAAGATATTTTCCGGGAAGCAATATTAAACAACTGGATAGAGAGTAATCCGGCAATGTACCTGCGCACACCATCAACTCCTGTACAGCGCGATCGTCTTATTCTTGAAGAGTGGCGGATTATTTACAAAGCTGCACAGGAACACTGCCGCCGATACGTGCATTTGTCCATGCTGCTCGCGCTTGTTTCAGCGCAGCGTCGCGGAGATATATCAGCATTTCGCCGGAGCGATGTGCAGGACAATCATCTATTCCTGGTGCAGCAAAAGACAGGCATGAAAATTGCCCTGCCACTCAATCTATACAACGAAGCGGTCGGCATGTCACTGGGTGATGTACTTGATCAGTGCCCAGGCAACGATTACCTGCTGGGAAATAAGCGGATTAATCCCTGGTCACTGAGTTACGGATTCTGCACCGCGCGCGACATTGCATTTCCACGCGAACGCTGGACGGTTCCACCGTCGTTTCATGAGCAACGGTCGTTGTCTGAACGGTTGTACCGCGACCAGGCCATAAATACTCAGCGCCTGCTGGGCCATAAGTCGGCCAAAATGACAGACAAATACAATGATGACCGTGGTAGAGAATTCCAGCGGCTAATCCTGTAGCCAGCTATGTTGAGGAGGTTAATTGGCAAAGACACCATCCGAGCGCAAAGCTGCGCAGCGGGCGCGGCAGACTGCAAGCGGTGAGCAGAAGGTTGAACTGGTACTGGATGCGCAGGAACTGGCGATGCTGGAACGTAACCGCGTTGCCCGTCGCCCTGGTCGTGACCCTTACGAACTCACTGAGTATGTCGCACTTCTCATTCGCCAAGACGATGCCAGGGCAAAGGCGCGGTTTAAATCTCTCAGTAAGAAACGGTGTGGCCGCTGTGGTGATCAACTACCGGTGCAGAGTTGCATACTACAGGGAGAAGTCGCCTGCTGGGTTAGGTTTGGTTGGAATGAATTGAAATTAACACCGTGACATGTCACGGCCTTTAACTACCCGATGCAGCGGGTTGCGGAGACATTAATGAGTAGAACAATAAAGTTAAATGATTGGGCGAAAGAGGAGTTCGATGATCCAATCCCAAGCATGCCCTCACTTTTAAAGTACGTGAAAAATGGAATGATATATCCCCAGCCTTTTAAAGCGGGAAGGTGCTGGCGTGTCGACAGAACGGCGCGATTTATCGGAATGTCCGTTCAACCAGTTATCAAAAAGAATGATGATGAGCGCCTGAAAAGGATACTTGAAGATGGCACGACCACGTAAGTACAACGTCAATACTCCAGGGCTTTCGTGCTTCACTGACGCCAGAACAAATAAAGTGTACTGGCGTTACAAGCATCCGGTGACAGGTAAGTTTCACGGGCTGGGAACTGACGAGGTTGCTGCAAAGGCAATAGCTATTGAAGCCAATACCAGGTTAGCAGAGCAGCAGATGAATCAGTTGTTGAAGGCAAGAGACGAGATCGGCCGTAAGGCGGGGAAAGGAATTACAGTATCTGGGTGGGTGAAAATATATGAAACGTTACAGAGAGAACGCCTGAATGCAGGTGAAATAAAGCTGAACACGTTCAAACAGAAATCAGCGCCGATCAGTATCTTTAACGCATCATGCGGCTTAAAAATAATAAGCGAGGTCACTGTACGCGATATTGCAGAGCTTCTGGATGGTTATAAAGAGCGGGGCCAGAACAGAATGGCACAGGTTGTGCGCATGGTCATCATCGATATTTATAAGGAAGCCCAGCATGCTGGGGAAGTTCCTCCCGGATACAACCCGGCACTGGCTACGAAGCAGCCCCGAAATAAAGTCCAGCGTGAAAGGCTGAGTTTTGATGAATGGTCTCAAATTTACGACACAGCCGCGAGCATGCCCAACTATATACAAAATTCAATGCTCCTTGCCCTGGTAACCGGACAGCGGCTCGGTGACATAGCAAGAATGCAGTTTTCAGACGTTTGGGACGGATACCTGCATGTTCAGCAAGAAAAGACAGGGGCAAAAGTCGCTATTCCTATGGCGCTTTATTGCCAGGCTTTAGATATGACGTTAGAGCAAGTTATAACCCGATGCCGTGACAGGATACTGAGTAAGCATATTATCCATCACCACCACACAACTGCGCAGGCCAAACGCGGTGAGGCTGTAAAAAGCAATACGATCACCACGGGTTTCAGTGACGCACGAAAAAAATGCGGTATCACATGGGAATCAGGGGCGGCACCAACATTTCACGAACAACGCTCATTGGCTGAACGTATTTACCGGGAGCAAGGGGTTAACACACAGCAGTTGCTGGGTCACAAAAATCAGGTTCAAACAGATAAATATAACGATGACAGAGGGAAGGAGTGGATAGTTATCGCGGTATAAAGTTGATTGTAATTCGTACAGTTTTGCAGAAGAGTTTTGCAGAGGTTTTGCAGAAGAAAATGATAGAGCAGAAAGCCAACACAATTTTAACAACTGTGTTGGCTTTATTATCGCTTAACGCGATTACATATGTTTGATCATCGCATCGCCAAACTCTGAAGCTTTCAGCAACTTAGCGCCGTCCATCTGACGTTCAAAGTCATAGGTCACGGTTTTGGCAGCAATCGCGCCTTCCATGCCTTTC